ACATGCAGACCCTTGATGTCCTCCATTTTTTGCAGGAGGTGTTGGCTGGAGAGTCACAGGGTATTCCTGATGATGTTCTTGAGGAGGCAGGGGAGCAGTTGAAAGAATCTTTGCGTAAGCAGTTCAACACTCCCCGCTCTGAGAAGTTTCGCCTGAGAGCAAGCAACATTGGTCGCCCATTATGTCAACTGCAACACGAGAAAATGGGTACAAAAGGTATCCCATTGAACCCAAGTCAGCTTTTGAACTTTGTGTTTGGGGACATTGTTGAAGTTGTCTATATGGCAATTTTGAAAAGCATCTACGGGAAGAGCCTAAAAGGTGAACAGGAAGTATCGGTAGAACTAGCGGGTGTCACCATCAAGGGCCACACTGACCTCAGTATTGCGGGTTACGTGCACGACGTAAAGTCTGCTAGTCATTGGTCCTTCACCCATAAGTTTGACACTGGCGACACAATGAAGTCAGGTGACGCCTTTGGCTACATCCCCCAGCTTGTGTTCTATTCTCGTGGCGGTGCTGGTAAAATTGGCGGCTGGTTCGTGATGGACAAAAGCAATGGGGATGTAAAGTTTGTGCCTCTTGAGTTGTCGAAGGAAGAGGAGCAACAAATCTGGCAAGAACTTGAGGACAAGGTTCGTAAGCTAAATGATGATGCCCCATTCGAGAAATGTTTTGATGATGAACCAGAAGTGTTCTACAAAAAGGAGACGGGCAATCGCATTTTGGGAACATCCTGTAGGTTCTGTCAATACCGAAACACTTGTTGGCCTAATCTGCAAGTTCGCCCAAAGATTCCTTCAAAAAGTAAGAACCCGCAGGACGAATACTACACACATGTAGCAGAGGAGTACGCCAACAATGACGATGGAAAATGACTATGAGTACTTCATGAACTTCCCGGAACCAACAACCAAAGAACAACGGGAGGCTATTAAACTAGCAACTGAAACTGCATATTCAATGCTTGACCAAAAAGTGTTAGAAACTCAGTTATCTGAAGCCCTCATGAACCTACTAAAGAATATTGATAAGGAGTACGATTACATGTCGTGTGGCTCTTACAACGTGGTTCCTGTTGAAGGGACAGATGATTTCCAGTTTGAAATCACAGGGTACATTGGGTTTCATGAGCGGGACGAGGAGATCAAACCTCTGAAGATAGTGTGGTGATCCTGATGCCAATAAAGCGTAGTGGATTTGAAGATTCTGTGTGTGGTGATCTTGACAGACGTGACATCAAGTATAAATATGAAGAGGACAAAATCCCTTATGTTGTGGAGCACAATTACTGGCCTGACGTAAGATTAGACAATGGTATCTACATTGAAATCAAGGGAAGGTTGTTACCAAAAGATCGCACCAAAACTAGGGCAGTTTTGAAACAAAATCCCGGCATTGACCTTCGCTTTTGTTTCCAACGTCCTAACAACTATATTTACAGGGGGAGCAAGACGACATATGCTCAGTGGTGTGACAAACTAGGAATACCTTGGTGTGAGGGAACCATTCCTCAATCATGGGTAGAAGAGAAACCAAAACGCAAACGAGTGACACGAAGGAAGAAGAAATGATGTCTCAATACAGTACAAATATTGGCAAGGTGAAAGAGTTTTGGAAAGCCAGAAACGAGAAAACGGGAACCTATGAAGAGCCAAGTGTGTCTCTTGCTGCCCGTTTGTTCATTGAGGAAACAGATGAGGTGTTGGAAGCGCTTGACTATGATTATGCACGACATGAAATCTTGAAGGAGCTTTGTGATACTGTGTATGTTCTACATGCAATAACAATGGCTTATGGTATGGAGGATAAATTTGAGACAGCATTTAGTATTGTCCATGCTAACAACATGGATAAAATTCGCCACGGGACGATTGATGAAAATGGTAAATTAATTAAACCAAAACATCATCCCTCTGTATTACCCCAACTACGCAAGCTTTTGGAGGACTAATTGTGACAGGAGAACAGGTCGTCAAAGGTAGGATTTCCTTTGGATTCTCAATTGACCGGGATGAGTATCCTCTCCCTGTGGATGACAGATTGGATGAAAGCATCGCTGAAGATGTCGAAAAGCTCTTGGAGGAGCTTGATGGTTGGCAATTTGGAACAATAAAGGTGACCCTTAAATGAGCACTATTACTCACACAGATAAACATTTTGGACCAACCCTTGCTATTAGTGAGGAGATTCACGCCACCAAATACCGTCAGGATGGTGAGACATTCAAGCAAGCGATGTCCCGCATTGCTCAGACCCTGACGGGTACACAGGAGGAGTTTTACGATGTTCGACAGATGCTTTTGGAGCAGCGCTTCCTTCCTGCGGGACGCGTACAGTCCGCAATTGGTAGCACTCGTCGTGTTACACCCTATAATTGTTTCGTAAGTGTAACCATTGAAGACAGCATGGCATCAATTATGAATGCAGTGGCTTATGCTGCGGAAACCATGCGTCGGGGAGGAGGTATTGGGTATGACTTTTCACGAATCAGACCCAGCGGTAATCGCATTAAAACGCTTGATTCTCCTGCATCCGGACCAACCAGTTTCATGGGGATTTTTGATGCGCTTTGCAAGACGATCTCCTCGGCTGGTCACCGCAGGGGAGCGCAGATGGCTGTTCTTCGTGTTGATCACCCAGATATCGAGCAATTCGTCCATTGTAAAACGGATGATACAACACTCACCCAATTCAACATCAGTGTTGGCGTCACTGATGACTTCATGCACGCTGTGCGGGAAGACCTTGATTTCAATCTTGAATTCAACGGAGAAGTCTACAAAAAGGTAAAAGCTCGTGCTTTGTGGGACCAGATCATGCGTAACACATGGGATTGGGCAGAGCCGGGAGTGTTGTTCATTGATCGCATCAACCACAAAAACAACCTGTGGTATTGTGAGCGCATTGAGGCTACCAATCCATGTGCGGAACAGCCACTTCCTCCACATGGCGCATGTTTGCTTGGGAGCCTGAACCTTGTTAAATATGTTGAGGAGAGAGACGATGGTGTACGAGGTATCAACATCACACTTCTGACGCAGGACACCATGAGAGCAGTCCGTATGCTGGACAATGTAATTGATGTTGCTGAGTACCCGTTACTAGAACAGCGTGAATCCGCAATGAATAAGCGGCGTATGGGTATTGGCCTCACTGGTGTGGCAAATGCTATTGAGGCGTTGGGGTTCCCTTATGGTTCTGATGGTTTTATGGAAGTCCTACGGGAAGTTATGACAGTAGTTCGTGACTCCGCATACACTGAAAGCATCGAACTCGCAAAAGAAAAGGGTAGCTTCCCCCTGCTGGACAAAGAGAAGTTTTTGCAATCAGGGTTTGCAAAGACCCTGCCAGAATATATTAGAGAAGGAATTCGGGAACATGGCATCCGTAACAGCCACCTACTATCTATTGCCCCTACTGGCACTATATCTCTTAGCGCTGATAACGTCAGCAGCGGTATCGAACCCGTCTTTTCGTACGGCTATGACCGCACTATTCAAACGCCTTCTGGACCCAAGGTTGAACGAGTTGACGACTACGGGTACAGAGTATTCGGAGTTAAGGGACGTACAGCAAATGAAGTCAGCGTCCAAGAACACGTTGAAGTACTCAATCTAGCCTCATTTTACGTGGACTCTGCTTGCAGCAAGACCTGTAATGTTGGTGACAATGTAACCTTTGATAAGTTCAAGGAGGTTTACATGCTTGCCTATGATGGTGGAGCGTCTGGTTGTACAACCTTTCGTGCTGCTGGTAAGCGTTATGGTATCCTGAATGCCAGCAAGGATGAGGAAGTAGTAGAAGACAAACCTGAGTCAAAGGAGGACTACATTGACGAGAACATGGGGGCCGCATGTTTCTTTGATCCAGAAACAGGGAGGAAGACCTGTGAGTAATAATAGTACTGTCTACAAGCGATTTGGCATCCCCTTGCGTCACCAATACGAGGCAGGGGGACGAGCCTTCAGCGGGGGTTACATTGAGAATCCCTACAAACCGGGAACCAACCAATACAAGGAATGGCAGCGGGGTTTTGATGCGATGTACTTTGAAAACCTAGAAGAGGTACAGAAGCATGAATCCCGGCGAAGTTGAACGCATTGTTGGGTACGTAGCGGAGCGTTCTGTTGAGCGTTTCATGCTGTTGAATGGTTGGAATGGGAGATTGACATCTTTTGAATATTTTGACTTGACAGTTGATGTTGGTAATGGTAAGTATCTGCGCTGTCAAGTTAAAGGAACAGCAACAGGCAAGCGCTTCAACCTTCGCAATGGGCGCAATCGTAGACGAGAGTATGAAAAGGGTAGCTTTGACTTCTACTGTTTGGTGACACTTGATACTGAACATGGGCAAGATGGGCTATTCTTTTTGCTTCCAGAAGATATCAGCACCCAATCAATTGCCGTCAAGGACTTGAAACAAAGCTGGCACGGCCTACATGGGTGGAACAGAGTTAGAAACATCCTGATGAAAAGGATCAAATACAATGGCAAACAGTGTAGACAATGTAGTAGACCATCCGACATTCAAGAAGAAGAAGTGGACTGAAGCGCATTCAGACGCAATGGAGCGCATGACCCTTCTGGATAACTTACATGACGCAAGAGAAGCGTTGGAGATAGCTTCTCGCTTGTATGCAGATGCCTATTCTGCTTTGAAGTATCACGATGAGATGAACGGTATTGACTACAGTGAGGATGATGATTGATGCAAGCAACACTTCTAGACAGCATGGGCACAGACCTGTCAGTCGTGAATGCGGCACGGGTGAGTTTTGCAAAAGAGTCAGATTGGGTAGAAAACTGTCAATGTGGTGAGCCGGGGAATAAGGATTGTAACCTCACTTGTGATTTTGTTCTACGGGATGCCGACAAGCGCCTCATCCAGTTCCTTGCTCGTGGTATGACGGAGAAAGACTTTGATGCCTTGGTTGAAGGTATCCGTACTGCGGGTATTACTAATGTTGAATTGGATACTCATTATACCAGAGAAGAGACACGGGAGTATATTGAAAACAAACTGTGGGAGTTTCGCAACCAACCCCAACACAGCAGCCCCTTTCGCCACTGCTTTGCATCGTTTCACATCAAGGCACCCGTGTTTGTTGCGCGGCAATTAGTGAAACATCAGGTGGGCATGTCGTGGAACGAAATCAGTCGTCGGTACGTTGATGATGAGCCTGAGTTTTGGTGGCCTGATAAATGGCGTGGTCGCAGTGAAAACAAGAAGCAAGGCAGCGCTGGGACTGTTGACTTGCACGAGTATGAATGCACAGGGGAGGTTTTACCTAAAAGTGTTTGGGTGATGCCGCTAGATGAATCATTGAGTGAACTTTCAGATATGTATAAGGACCAGTACAAGGCATTGATCAAGGCTGGTGTCGCCCCTGAAATGGCTCGCATGATCCTGCCACAGAATATGTACACGGAATGGCATTGGTCGGGCAGTATGCTGGCATGGGCGCATGTCTGCAATCTACGTTGTCATCCAGAGGCACAACAGGAAACACGAGAACTCTGTAAGTATATTGATGTATCCTGTGAAAATCTATGGCCTGTAAGCTGGAAAGCACTGCGGGAAGGAGTGTAAAACATGGAAGAGTTCGAACCACAAACAACTGAAAACAAGGATGAGAACAATGAGTGAGACCAGTTTTGAAAAAGATTTCGGCTTCAAGCTAAACACAGCAGATGCAAAGACCCTTGTAGATGCACAACGTAAAGTGTTTGGTCACATGCTTGATGGTATGCATCGTATTGCCCGTCTTGCTGCGGAGCATCCTGATGACGAGGGTTTTCAGAAGGGGTATGAAGCGTATGAACGTCTCGCGGAGTACACTCGCAAAATGATGCTTGCAACCTCAATGGAAGAACTTGAAGGTATCTTTGTTGAGAGCAAGAAGTTTACGGGGAACTACCTGAGTGATATTGTTACAGAGGCACTTACCTTGATGCAAGGAGAAATGAATAAGGGTCTGTAGGTGCATCCCTAATTCCCAACATTGGAGCCTCTGAGGCGTCGAGGCATCGCTACCCCAGTGTTGGGCAGACCTGAGTACGTCTGTTGAAACTGCTCACATTTTACTTGACAAAGTTTTCAAAGTGTGGTACAAAAAAGGGTAGTTAAGGTAAGAACATGAATACAGGGATTAAGATAGTCTGGTAGTCGCAAAGCCTTGGATGCTTTGAGCGCTGGTTCGAATCCAGCATCCCTGACCAAACAAGTGGCGGGAGTGTTGTAACGGTAGCATGACAGTCTGTGAAACTGTAGGTTAGGGTTCGATTCCCAATCTCGCCCCAAAGTGTGTTGCTTGGTCGTATAAGTGTAGGGATCAGCCTACTTAGTATGCCTCTGTTTTCTCCTTTCCAGAGGAGGTGTGGGACGAATCCCGCCCAAGCAATGCTTACATTCAATAAAAGGAAAGGTAACAGTTGTTGGCAGAGACACAAGTAAAGCTGGCGGTTTACAATTGTAAGAATTGTGGATGCATGGTAATAGGCAAGGCAGGGTCAAAGAATCCACAAGGACACTCCTGCTTTGCTTGTTACGGTACCTATGAACGTAATGATGTTGCAACAGAAATGTTGGAAGAAAGGTACAAAGAATAAGGAGACAACTTCCCTTGAAGAAAAGGAACCGACATGACAACAATGCCAACATGGATGCCAACAGGTGGCCCCGAGGAACACCGGGGTAGCACTGAGCTAACACCTGAAATCATGGCAAACTTTCGTAATCACTCCGTTGTTGGAGGTCATGCAAAATGGCCCAATCAGACCGACAACGTGGATGAGCAGGGGTTCTTCATCCCTGATGACAATGGAGAAAAAGCAGCACAAGAGGTACGCAACATGTACCACACACTGCTACAAATGTCACCAAATCCTGAAATGTTTCGCCGTCATGTCAAGGATGATGGCTCTTTTGGTATGCGTACATGGAAAGTGTGGGATCGTAATAGTAATAGTTCTGCCTTGTTTACAGAACAAGTATCTGTCAGCACCACAAGCATCTTCAATGCCTACTACGCCTCTGTACTTGGCGGTTTGGTGAGGCAAATTGGTGGTCGAGTTGTTGACATTGGCGGTGGCTATGGGCATTTGGCGCGGGAACTGTCGTCCTTTTGCGAACAGGTGTCGGTTGTGGAACTGCCAGCAAACATTCCGTTAGCAGAGGCGTATCTTGCCGACACTGATGTCAAGGTGTTGCATCCTGCCGACAGTTTTGAGGCTGATATCATCGTGAATACTATGAGCTTCCAGCACATGACACAAGCCAACCTTGAATACTACACGAAGAAAATTGTTGACAGCGGGGCAAAAGCCGTGTACACTGTTAACAGAATGACAAAACGTGACCCAACAGATGTTGTCATATATGAGTACCCCTTGTGGGAACACTTTTTTCCCATCCATGTAAAGGGATTTGGGCAGGTGTGGCAAGAGTGGGTTGCACAACGTAAACCAGAAAGTGGGAAGGTGAGTTAATCATGGAAGTACAAAAATTCTGTGTTGATTGTAAATGGGTTGAGATAAAAAGTCACGACAGGCAGCGTGACTACATGCGGTGTGGACGTCGTAAAGACCCCACGAATGGTAAAGGTTTGAACTTCTGTTCAGCCGAGAGGAGGTATTCTAATGACTTCTGGCCTTGGGGTGAAAAGTACTGCGGCCCTGAGGGCAAATGGTGGGAACCAAAGGAGACCGAATGATGGAAGCACTTGTAATCATCACTGTGGTACATATTGTGCTGCTTGTAGTTTGGGGGATGTAATCATGGTTGAAATGCTAATGGTAACGGGGAGGTAATAAGGAATGGTAACACTATTCACAGAAGAGTATGCGTCTGATGGTGTGTGGTTATACATGAGGTCTGGCTATTATGATACCAAAGAGGAAGCCGAGGATGCAGCTATGAGGTTTGCACATCTGGGTATTTCTCGGGATTACAAGATAATCGACGGAAAATCAGAGTACAGCGTGTATTAGAGAAAGGAAGGTGTAATCATGGTTGAAATTCCGTTGTGGACAGCTTGGGTGATTATGCTTATCCTGTCAATTGTAGGGACATCCTACCTTCTGACAGCATTACATAATACTAATGGTCCTGACTTTTTGGCACACACCGCTGGGTTCCTTTTGAATGCAGTTGTGGTTATATATGTTGCTGTGGGAGTGTTTGCATGACTGAAAACAAACTCATCAACTTCTATGTGTTGAATGGTCCTCCCGGTTCTGGCAAAGATGCACTTGCGGAGTATGTGGCAAATAATCACATCGAATTTTGTGTTATGTCCCTTAAAGGACCACTGCTTGATTTTGTTAGCAGTTTGGGTATTGATGTCGACAATGAAAACGCTTATCGTACATGGAAGAACTCAACACTTGACAAAACAACTGAAATCACTGGTCGTCAGTTGATGATTGACTTCAGTGAAGATTTTTTGAAACCTCGTCTTGGCAAAGACATCTTTGCACGACTGCTTCTTGATTGTGCTCGTCAAGGGGGCGAGAACCACGTTATTGTTCCTGATGGAGGTTTCACTGAAGAACTTGATTACCTGTGTTCACAGGGAAATGTAAGCGTACACCTGTTTCACCTCCATCGCCCCGGTAAAACCTTTGAGGGTGACAGTCGCAAATATCTGACGGGCTACCCTTACACGGAAATCCACAACAACAGCACAATTCCAGCGTTCCTGCACACAGGAGCGGCTGCACTGCTACATGCAAAAGGATGACAAAACTGTGAGCAAGGGGGTTGACAACTTTGACATCATCGTGTACACAGGGCTGACACTTGTGATGCTTGTGATTACTGTTGGGGTGTACATGGGGGTTGACAGTGGCGACAAGGTGCAGATTGAATGTGAGGTATCAGAGAGGGAAAGGGATGCCGAACAGTGGGATAAAATGGTAAAAGCAGACATCGAAAAGGAGTTCGACAATGACAACACCTGCTAACACTGTACCCAAGGAATTAAACGGGCGTGTCCTACATGCTGTTTATGACCTCATGGTAGCACCGCTTACATTTGACATCACTCAGTTTGCTGTGTTTGCCTCGTTGTGGGCAGAGGCACAGGGATTCCGTGGGGTGTTCTTTCATGTTGTGTTGGGGCCATACGACAATGAGGGCAATCATGTTTGGCGCATGCAAACACCCAAAGACAAAACCCTGTCTGTCCCCAGCAAATACCAAAGGGTGAATACAATTCTAGCACCATTTCACAACATTGTCGACAATGCTGTTGGTGGGGCTGTGTGGTATGATCGTCAGGACTTCATGGATACTGTCACCAGCAAGACACCCATGCACACAATGTTTCCACCGAATTATCAGGTGAATGCTCCGACAACCGCTGTCATGTATGGTCAACTGTACCAGTACATGGCGGGACCAGATGGTATCATGGGGGACAAACTGTTTCGACTGTCTGCACCACAATGGGCGCGAGATGCCGTCAGGGGGGAACATGGTACGGGCTACGTCCTCATGAAAACTCGTGTCTCAAACAATGAGGAGCATCGTAACAGCGACCGCACCATGTGGGAAAATGTTGCACGTTATCTTGAAGATGCTGGGGAAAGTGTGGTGTGGATTGACGACACTGATAACATTCCTGTCGAAATTTTGATGGCAATGATGGAAGGATCAAAGCTGTTCATCAGTGACGCAGGTGGTCCCTCACTGTTGCCATTCTTTAACGATGGCTGCAAAGGTGCCAACATCTTTTGGCAAATTGACGAGGACCGTAAGATCGACATTGCTAAGGAAGCAGGACTGACGGGCTTGGAGACAACCTGCCGACTGTTGGCAATTGAAGACAGAGGGCAACCGCCCCAGCATGCCGTCAACCCAAACCTTGAATACATCTGGCAACAGGGATTGACAAGTGACTTCATTTGTGAGAAGGTTGTGGAAACATTGGAAAGAAAGGAACGATGAACAATGCCAAATAAACGTGAAAAACTGTTTGAACAACTGGCTGTTGATGGGTGTGAGTGAGATGGGTGTGACTGAGTGGTATCTTATGCAGTTAGTTTGTCTCGGTGAAAACGACACCCACAAACGAGTCTACTGTCCAAGCGAGGGGTTAAATCTTACCCTGCAAAAAGCAATACCCACTGATGGTAGCAGGTACGAAGTCCTAGTATATCGGAGTGTGGAAAAAGAAGATGTCAACACAATGTTCTGGTTAGGCGCAGAACATGACTAAAGTTTATAAGCGCGTATCCTTTCACGGATACACTTTGGATGACGCGCACAAAAATGGGAGGGAAGGTGTGCAGAAGTATCTAGATGATGGGTACAAAGTCGATGCACAATGGTTTTTTGCCCATGATATCGACTTTGTTGATGATCACCAATCAGTGTATATTTTATATAGAGAAGAAGGGATGTAGACAATGAAACCCCTAGTACTCATCCTACTTCTCGGAACCCACAATGGCGACATTTGGGTAAACCCTGACCACATTGTACGCATGTTCACACACGATGGACGATGTACCCTGACGATGACAGATGGTACTCCCTTGTGGTTTCCCGGTAAGTCCTGTAAACAGGTGGTGGAACTGATTAGAACTGGTACACAAGTGAAATTTATAGAAAACACTAGAAAGGAACTCAACGTTGA